TACTACACGGTGTACATTCCCCCGCCCTCTATCCCCAGTATGGAACATGATGTCATTAATAGACGGCCCATACCCAAAGTTCTTCCAATACTCATCTATCACAAGAAACACAGTTCTTTGCTTTTCAGTCATACAAGCTCCTATACACGCATCTAGCGTATGCTTAATTGCTTCTTTATTCTTATGTATCATTGTAAGTTTCATGCAAGGTTCATATTAACAGCTGTTAATATGCCCCCGCCCCTTTTTGTACAGAAAACACATAGGGGGGTCATTCCTCATCAAAGTCCAAGACGATGTCAGGATTTTTTTGTGCACCCCCCCACTCTTTTTTTTCTAGTGTTTGAATGTCATTTACCGATGTTTGAATGTCAGAAACAGTATGTATATGTGCACCCCCGCGCACACCCGCGTCAGGCGCGCCCACCCCGCCCGTGGGTGCGTCAGGGGGCGCATCCGCAGACCCGTCACCCCTGATTTCCTCAAGCAATGTGAGCCCATCGTCCTGCTTGGCCGTCACATTCGTCACCCGACCCAGTCGTTCTAGCAGTCTGGTGCGTATGTCCGAGCTCTTATGGATGATCGTGCTCTCCTTACGTTCAAGGAAGGCACCAACCTCGAATAGGTTGCCTATCATCTGCAAGGCCTTCATGCGTTGTGCAGGTGGCCAGTCATCATCAAGGGAGTGCTGGACGAGCTGTTGCACCAAGAGTGCCTTCAGTTGAATGGGGGTTCGATGTTTCTCTGCCTCTAAAGCCAGTTGGTAGGCTTGAACCTCCCTCTGGATTCTCTCATCCCTCATCAGCTCATATGGCTTACAGGCCAGTGTCCTCTTACTGGCGTCAGGTTTATAAGCCTTCCTATACGCATTGGCCTTAGTCTCACCGAGTGCTACTGCGTGTGCGAAGGCTTTCATCTTCCCAGTAATCTTGGGTTTCTTGCCTTCTCCGCTACTTAGTAGAGTCTCTATCGGAATGGTTTCAAGACCTTCTCTGATTTGCGTGCGAGTAAGTTTTTGTGGCATGGTGTTTCATGGGTATGAATTAGGAATCCCGAACATAGCAGACCGCGCGACACAATGCAAACCAGTCAGGCCTGACTGGTCATCGAGCTCCATCACCGCATCCAGTCCCTTCAGAGTGATATCCCATGGACGAGCTCCGTCACGCGCATGAGCTCTGCTGCCTAAATTGTCATTACAAAATAATTTAAAAAAACATGATAAAAACTCTTGACAAGTCAACACATGACATGGCGTAATCGTTATTCATGTGTTAGTCAATCAATTTAAAGGAGTAAGTTAATGAAGCCTCTCTACCTCATTGCCTGCAGTAACAAGAAGCTAGACCGCCCTGCAAAGGGACGCGACCTCTATCAAGGTCAAGCCTTCAAGTTTGCTCTACGCGCCTCTGAACGAGCTGAAGCAGATGTGATCATCCTCTCTGCTCTTCATGGTGTTGTTATGCCTCACGCACAATACGCGCCCTATGACAAAGCCCTCTGCAACATGACCAAGGCCGAACGCGCTGAGTGGGCAGAGATCGTGCAAGCCCAGTTAAAGATGCTAGGTGCATATGACCGCGAGATCACAGTCCTTGCAGGAGCTGACTACGCGAGTGCAGTTAAAGGTTTCCCCAATGTTCGCCTCCCTCTGAAGGGTCAGGGAATCGGACAACAGTTACAGACCCTCAAACACTTAGGAGAGTAAGCATGACAGACCTAGAACAGAAATACATGGAAGCCCAGTTGATCAAGGCCTTACCCCTGCCACCCGAGATGTGTGGTCAGGTCAAGATCAAACTGTATTCCGAATTCGGCCAGTCAAACTGGTTGAACATTACCCCATCCCAACTCAGAAAAATTGAACTGGCCTTACTGGAGGACGCATGAAATACTACCGCCACACCACCACCTTGCGCGAGGAGCTCGAGCTCAAGCGCAGACAAGACCGAGTCCTATCGGGCACACACTTCCTGCTCATGTTGGTCATACCCGTTATTGCCTTCTTCATTGCCATGTGGTTACTCTCATGACCGAAGCCCAGTTTGTCAAGACCGAACACGAATTGATTGAACTGGGCTATCGTTATGAACGAGCCCCAGTCCAAAGGTCTATTGCCATTCGTCAGACCTTCAGCAATTTATTGCAGCAATACCCAATTTATCGCGACCAATTTATCTATTGGTTTGAACAAGGCCGTAAGGAAGCAAGGAGCAATTAAATGAACAAGACCCCACACGAAATCGTCCACAAAGAGTCAGGCCGAATCATTGGCACCTACCCAACTTGGGACAAGGCCTATGAAGCCTACAACCAACTTGGGACTGGCAATGACGGCATGAGTGACCATGCCATTGGCGAAACCAATACAGGCTATCTCGAACGCGTCAGACAGGCGGACGAAGATAGTCGTCTATCGCGCCAACGCTACGAGGCTATGCGTATTAACAGAGGTGAGCCCCCAAAGGAAATCACGCGCCAAAGGTTTTGGGAATTGCTCGAAGTCCTTATGCCTGCAGACTGGACGCAAGCAGGGACAACCGAGTCCTTTCGCGTCATTGAATGCCAAACAGATGACCTCTTCACATGGTGCGCCCGAATCGGTGAACGCTACTTTGAAATGGTCTGCCCAAAGAAAACCACACACGCACAAATTATCAAACTTGTTAAGGAGCAAATGCAATGAACACCAAACAAACAATCACATCCTTCAAATTGTCTGCAACATGGAGTGATGACAAGACCGAGGGCTTGGCAAGCCATCTGCCTGACTACTTGTATGACCAGTTGCAGGACTACTTTCGGGAGCTGGAAGACCTGCGAGAAGAACACGACAACGATCTGCGTGATGAAGAGTATTTATTTGGTGAAGATGAATCAAAGGCAGTGAAGGAGCAGGTGCAATGAACATCAAAATATCAATGCGATGGGATTTGGCCGAGGAAGGCTTGGCCGTCCCTGCCTCAACAACCTTCAGCAATTACGACACCCTTGATGATGACCTCTACATCACCGCGCAGGAGCTCGAGGGCGCGACCCAAGGCAATGACCCTGCCAATTCTGATAACCATCCATTTTGCTACCTCACGCTGAAGGACGGACGAAGCCTCTACTTTATTAGTGCAGACCTAGACTTTGATTACAAAGAAGAAAACGAACAGTTGCAACAAACTGCCAACGAACTCATCCAAAAATACAAGGCCGAGATTGTCCAGGAAGGTGACTGGTGGTATGGCACAGACGAACATTCGTTCAATATCCATTGCCCTGATGAGGACGGATGGTATCAAATCAATGTTTACAAAGTTGACCCAGTCACAGGTATGGACAACTACGAATGGATGATCGACCTCGAACCAGTTTATTTGGTAGCGCAATACCAAGTAAAAAACCACAACGGCACACTTTTAGGCGAATTTAAGAATAGGTCTGCTGCCGAAAAAGAAGCCAAGTTTTACCACGAAGAAACAGGAAACCCCGCCTACATTGAGGAGCAATTAGCATGATTTATTCAGAACAACGTCAAGTATTTGGAAGCCATGTGATTGACATTGGCAAAGGTAAAGAATACGGCTATGTAGAAGTCAAAGTGACAAACAGCGCATTTACAGTCGCTGTTTTCGACCAGTATGACAAACCAGTCAGTCATGAAATTTACCCGATAAAACGCGAATTAACTGCCCAAGAACTTGCCTTCATGGAAGCATATGACCGCAATGTTAGCGGTGCATCACCAAACGAAGTTGAAGCCTACTTACGTGCAGAAAATCATGACGAATTCATCCGAAATTATGGCCATGAATACTACACAGGACTGGCTGACGCGCATGGGATGTGGATGGACGCATTGGCATACGCCAAAGACCCTGCCTACTTTGCTAAACAAGAAAAAAAAGAAGACGAAGAGGATGACAACTACATCCTGATCAGCTAAAGGCAAGTAATGCCTCAAGCCCTGCGAGTCAGGGTTTCGGGCGGGATTTTCCGCAATTCGTCCTTTAACTTAACTGGAGAAACAAAATGCCAAATTGGTGTGCCAACTCATTGAAACTTGTTGCTACTACTGCTGAGTCTGAGAAGAAACTCGCAGAGATCGTGTCCGAGCTCGAACGAGCAAAATGCGCTGGAGAGAGTGCCGAAATTTTTAAACTGATCAAGCCCATTCCCGAGGCCTTGATGATCACATCAGGGTGGTTAGGCAAAGATACACCCGAACAGGCTGCTCTGGAAATTGAACAGGCAGCGAACCTCAAGAAATACGGCTACAAAGACTGGTATTCATTCTGCACAGGTGAATGGGGCACCAAGTGGGACATGAACAACCAGTATGAAGACGAGCCCTACACCATTGAGGGTAATGCAGTAACGATGGTGTTTGACACTGCATGGGCACCACCTATGCAAATCTACTATGCCCTCGAAGATATGGGTTTCAAGGTCGAGGCCACGTATGTTGAGCAGGGGGTGGGCTATATCGGTTTCTACACAGATGGTGTAGATACTTGCGAAAAGATGGAGCAGTTTTATACCGAAGATGTGGAACAAGACGAAGATGATTTTCCAGTCATTAACCACAAGGTTAACCAATATTTTGTAAACAATGGTTTCGACCATATGCCCACTAACTTTGGAGGCTGATCATGAGATGCGATCACACAATGGAAGATTCATGGTGGGAAAGTGATGGGCAGGGCATTCCCCTTGCCCGAGTCTGCGAGAAGTGCATAGACGAAGTGCTATCCAAATACAACCCAGTAGTGCTCGGCCACTACACCCAGTCAGATGTTGACGAACCAATTAACGAGGAATGAAATGAAAGTAACTATTGAATTTGAATTGCCCGAGGGGCAAGAGATACCAAAGGTCGAGGACATTTTGATCCTGACCAGTCCTGACTGGCACATTGAGAAGTGGCACATTTCCGATGTTCAAGGCAATCACGTATGGCTGACAGACGATCAAGCCCGAGAAGCGCTCAAGTGGATGAACAAATACCACGATGCCAATATCGGCATTAACTGGGATTTTATTCACGCAGTAGTGGAAAACAAATTCCCCGAGCCCGAAGAGGTGAACGAATGATCTTGGATACACCAGACCAAATTGCAGTCGCGCGAATGCTTACGCTGCGGAAAGGTTTACAACTTGAGATCAAAGGAATGCGCCATTCAGGACGCAGTTGCTACTCGATCATTAAAAAGGAATTTGATCTGACAGGGACGCGAGCCCAAGTGCTCGAACAATTTGAACAACTTATCCCCAACTTTAAGGAGATCACAAATGGAAGTCGTTGAACTACAAGTATTCCAGTTTCATGAGCTGGACGAGCAAGCCAAGAGGAATGCGCGTGACTGGTTTCGATCAACCTCGGATTTTCCTTGGTTTGGCGAATACAAAGACTGCCTCAAAGAATTCTGCGACCACTTTCGGGTAAGCCTGCGAGACTGGAGTCTTGGCGATAACCAAGGCTATGTGAAGACGGACGCAGAACAACGCCACTTTAGAGGGATCAAACTCTCTGAGCAGGACAGGGATGCCATGCCCACAGGCTTGTGGCTTGATGCCGAGCTCTTTGCACACTTCTATGACGAATTCAAACGCACAGGAGATGCCAAGGGCGCGTTTGACGATGCTCTACATAACTTTGTCATGGCAGTCGCAAGGGATGTGGAGTATTACCATTCTGACGAATCCATTGATGAATCTATGGACGCGAATATGTGGACATTCACCGCAGAGGGTAAGTTTTACCCTCATTGGCCTAAATAAAACCACGCAGGGAGTCGGCTGCGGATGCAGTGCCGATTCTCTGCTCAGTATCGTTGAAGTCCTCATCGGCCTCGCCTACCCAGTAGTGCGGGGCTATTTTCTTGGCAGTCGCTATCCCCATTGGGTCATTGTCTGCGATCACCAACGGGTTACTCAGACTCCTGGCCACCTCGACCATATTCCCCGCAGAGAAGCAGACATGGATGGTGTATCTTTCCCGAAGGTGTTTCATTGCCCTACGCACCGACATTCCAGTCGCAAACCCCTCACAAAGGATGTTCCGACCCTTGTTGTCGATGACCAAAGACGCGCCTTTTGTGCGCTGACCCGAGAGAAATCTTTTAGTGCCATCCTGAGAGATTAGTTGACATCCAACTAAATTACCCAAAATTCGCATGGGCAACACCAACAGATTATTCCAGACCAGTCCCTTGTCCACGAATCCCTTTCGGTTGAGGTAGGGGTGTTCAGACTTAACAGAGTTATTCAGAATGAATGCGGCCTTTTGTGCGGCCTTGCGCTGGCGGAGCTCGGCTTCTTGTTTGGCAGCCAACTTCTTTGCGTGTGCATTGGGGTCAGGAACAAAGGGCTCCTCAGACTTAAACAGTATGTGTTTGTCATGGACTGCGAAATTTATAAGTGCCCCCTTGTGACCGTCAAAGATATACGCGCCATTCTGTTTTCTCGGGTGGTCTTCAGTCCCCACTCTGACCCAACGATCCAGCACTAAGTCTTTAATCAGCAGACCATGGGCTCTTGCAAAGTCTTCAAAGATCATTTTTTTGCCTTTGATTTAGCCCAAGCGATGTTGCGGGATTTTATCCATGTACTGGTCTTAGAGGATGTTGCCACCGGAACTGCGCCAAGTCCCCTCGGGTAAGCCCCATACTTCTCTTTGTACTTGTGCGCTGCCCAACCTTCTTTGTATCCACGCATACGCGAATAGTAAATCAGCTCAGAATAAAACTTTTGATTCTCCGACAGAACCTCTCGCTTGGTAATTTCTAACTCTGTTAATTCACCCGGCACGTTGACGATCTGCTTCATGGCCTTTTCAAAGCCACATTCACCGCATTCCCGACCCGACCAGACCCACAATGCACCACACGCAGGGCACTTTGCCTCCTTCTTTTCCTTCTCTTCGGGCTCTTTCTTTGCAGTTTCAGTCCCGCTTTGGAGCTCCGTCACGCCTTCTATAAACAAAGTGTCCCATTCTTTGCGGAATCTCAGGTAGTTTCCTGAGTGATCAAGCCACAAACCATAGTCTTTGCCATCGTAAGGACGCATAATCCGCCCCATTTGCTGGACATGGCTGCTGAAAGACTTGGAAAACGGCCTCGCAGACACCCCTATCATCACATCAGGGACGTCAAAACCTCTAGTCAGTATGTCAGTGGCCACCAGACCATTGATTAACGAATCTGGACGCGCAAAATCCTCGATCATTGCGGCTTTGTACTCGTCATCCTCTAAATAACTAATGGAAACAAAGTTATATCCGGCCTGATTAAACTGCCTAACCAAGTCCCTACCATGCTCAACACCCGAGCAAAACACAACTGTCTTCCTCGGCCTGCCAAACACTTTCATGGTTTTGTCAATCCACTCTTGAACAATGTCACCAGTGATCTGCATACCTCGCTTGGTAGTCTCATCCTGTGACCACTCGCCAGCAATCAGTTTGGCACCACTCATGTCAATCTCTTTGGCTATGTAGATCTTTAACGGTGTTAACCACTTGTTCTCGATCAACTCACCCGTAGGCTTTGCCCCAACCACGTTGGTATAGGTATCTCCCAGTCCATTGGTAAAAGGTGTGGCGGTCAGGCCTATCACCTTCATGTCTGGTCTGTCTTTGATGAACTGGATGATTTGCTTGCGCTGAACGTGGCACTCGTCAATGATCAGCATGGAGACTTCGGGAAAGTTATCTCGACTCTCCAAAGTCTGTGCGCTGCAGACCTGTATCTTCTCGTAAGGACGATACCGCCAATGGTCTGCCTGCATGACACCATGGTTGATGCCGTAATTGCCAAGGCGCGTACTGGTCTGGTTAACCAACACAATCCGGTCTAAGACCATGGCCACGTTCTTGTATTGCTTGGCCTCCTCAAGCATGACTGCCATGGCCACCTCGGTCTTTCCAAACCCTGTGGGTGCGTAGAGTAGCTGGCTTCTGTGGCCATCCTTAAAGCCTTGGGCGAGCTTCTCCACGACTTCCGCTTGATGCGGTCTTAACTTAAGCATTTAATTCTCCTACTGGGATACCGCCCAGCTTCGGGTTATTTCTTCTCTGCCTTCTCAGCGCGTTTCTTCCAGTAAGCCATCTGCTTGATCATCTCAGCGTTCTTATTCTGAAACTCGTTGCGTGACTGGGTCATTGTCCTAAGTTGGAACTCCAGGTCTTTGACTTGCTCGCGCAGCTCTTCCAACGTCTGCTGAACTTCTGCTCGGGCTTTCTCTGAGACTGGCAGGGATTTGACAGCCAACAAATCTTTGAGTTTTGCGTTCTCTTCAGCCATGGCCGTGTGCTCAATAGCCATCTCATGAAACTTATCATCCTCGGTGTACTCAGGCTCTGGTGGGGGCGGTGGTGCCATTGGACGGCCTGACCTAGATACATCGACCATCCGTCCATTCTTGTCAACGCGAGCTGCCTTCTCTAATCCCAATGCTTTGCGTACACGGCCAACTGTCATTGACGATACATCACAAATTGCCGCGATCTCCACATCAGTCTTCCCACCCAGCTCAATGTCTTCCAAGGCCATCTGCACCACATAGCGGCGTTCATCTGGTGTGCGGGGCTTGCCATGCTTACCATTGGCCTTCAAGCAGGCCAAGAACGCATCGCGCTTTGTGCCTTGGTTTACTTCAGCTTCAATGTCTAGAAACCCTGCGCGTTTGTGGGCGTGGAATCTATGAAAGCCATCGCTAGGCCAATAAGCCTTGCCATCAAACCAAAGGTCAATCGGTGGGAACTTGTCTTTGCCCTCAAGCAATATCTCTGTGTAGTGCTGGACAAGGGGCTCGTCAATCTCTTTGCGGGGCTGGGTGCCACCATCGAGGCGGATCTTTGTTAATTTAATTCTTTCGGTCATTGTTTTCCTTTTGTTGTTAATCTTGTTGATCGTTGTGAGGGCGAGCATTGTTTGAATAGCTGTCCCGTTGTTCATATTGATGATCGTGAATATCCAAGAAAAACACAGTATCACCCTCAAACCTGACAGTTTTACCTCGATATGTCCATACAGATTTTTGTATTGCAGTGCCCTTACCCACAAACTCCCTGCCCAATTCGGTAATCTTCCAAACCCCATTCAGTCTGCTGCCGCTATCCCGATAGCATGGCGCGACTAAACTCCAGTAACGAAGCTTTTGAAAATTGTCCCACTGGTTTCTAGTCAACTTTAAATTTTTGATGTTGACTTCAGCATTTGTCAGATACAACCGCCACAACCCAGTAGCCAAGGCTTTACTAAATGAGTGCTTGTATTCAACCATTTTGGCATTGCAATGCTCGCAATACTTTGATTCCTTCATCGCTTCATACTCCTTACATAAATAGCAAACCCTGCCGTTGTATCCCCGCCGTTCTTCATTGCGTCAAACTCTTTCGCTATCTCCTCTAAAGTATTGTTCCTAATCTTGTTAGAGATGGGGTCAAGCTGGCGCTGAATCATCTGCCGCTTACGCCAACCCAATGCTCGCTCCCATATGTTTAGCTCGTATTTGCCTTCAATAGCTTTTACGTCTTCTGGTGTGTGCGTTCTGCTTGTCATGGCTCTTGCGCCCTTTCATTTGCCTCTTCAATACTGACCGCTAGTCTATAAATGCCAGCCACCTGCAACTCGTTATATTGCTCATCAGTTAGTAGGCCGATTACCTCTTTGCCCTCAAAGATAATGCTCTCAATGTTTTCGTTGAATGGCCCGTCTTCATCCATTTCATACTGCATTTTGCAAATCACTGTCTCACTAGCGGTGCCAGTTTGGCCTTCAAAAATAAATTCATATTCGTTCATGTGTTTTTCTCCTTTAGTTTTGCTTCAACAAGCTTTTGAATCATGTCTTTTTGGATATTCCAACCATCGTCTTCGTCCATGTAGTAGTGGCCAGCGCCATGTTTAGCCACCATTTCATTCTGAAATTTATCGTGCCTACGACTTCGTTCGTCTTCGTGTTGCCAAGCAAACTCTTCCCAGATGTCGTGCCAGTCTTTGTCGTTCATGTATTCTTCTCCTTTAGCTTGGCTTCAATAATTAATACAAGTTTGGGGATTTCGTAACGCCAACAGTAATCGCATCCTTTGTCGGTCGATTTACAGTAGGCTTCGGCAATCTCCTCATCAGTCAGCCCAACCCAAGGGCGAACGTAGTCTTGGATGTCATCGTCATCTAACATTCTTGCCAGCACTTTTCTTGCTATTGGCGTGTCTGGCATATTTGCTACGTTCAACATTTCTTTTGTTATATGTTTTGTCATGATTGCCTCGCATCCATCATGGCGTCTGCATACTGATAGGCCACAATCGCCGCATCGTTTATGTTGTATGACTCGGCATCGTTCATTTCCTTAATTGCCATTGGTAGAGCAGCTGCCGCAAAGTAATCCCGAAGCTCCATACCACCTTCACCGCCTACAGCTGTGACACGCGCTTCATCATTGATGCTAAATGCTGGTGTTGGGAATGCTTTCATACATGGCTCCAGAAAAGAATGATCCCAGCAATGATCACAATGAAGAAGATCGCATACGTTGGCCAGACTGGCTCGCGTCCATATGGCCCACTGATGGGATCACTGTTGCAGTTAAACGCTTCTTCAATAGTGCGTGGGAAACGCTTTGTTGTATCATTTTCCATACTAACCTCCTGTGTTAATAATATAACTCATGAATCATTCACAAGTCAACTGTTATGTTACCACCTAAGAGCCCTCTTACCCGTTGACCCTCCCTCCCCCAGAGGGTAGGTGTAGGACAGTCAGCGACTCTTTATCAGCGAGCATTGTCAAGTTTTTATGTTGAC